AACCCTCCAGTTGTTTAATATATTGTCAGGTCTTTCCCACTTTCCACTTTCATCGTGTACTAGTAGTTTTAGTTTCTCTCCATCATAAGAGTTATCTCCTGTGTTTTTCCAGTCAATAGTTGTATCTAGTCCTTCTAATTCTTCTTCAGTTTCACCTTCGTTAAGCTTTCGCCTGGTAAGCCTGGATGCGGGGATTCTATAGGCAAGCTCTGTTTTCGGCCTGTCCATACCGTCTTGGATTGGTTTAAAGAAGAAGGGGTAGTTACTTGAAATGGGTACAACTTTATCTGTGAACATCTTTTTCGCATCGGCTCCAGATTTGGACAAAATCCCAAACCGTGAATCCGTTGATATGGTTGCCATGTTAACTGTCTCCCCTGACGCCATGAATGAAAATCCCGAACGTCTGTTCTTGAGATATGACATACCATAACACCTTTTGTCTGCTTTACAAGCTTCCCAGAATATAAAGAATAGTCTGTTCGATTCCCTAAAGTCTGCTGACCCAACATCAATTTTGGACCACTGCAAGTACATGTAATGAGTACCAGTAATGTAAGCAGGCTTACCATTGTTAAAAAACCAAAAACCTTGTTCTCTTTTTTCAAATTCTTTGTCTATATATTCGTACCACTTTTCTTTAAACTCATTTGGGTATTTTTCCCAATCAAAAACGCTTTTTATTTTTGCCAGCTCTTTAGGGTATTCTAGCTTGCTCCAATATTGTTCTTCTTTCTTAGCTGAACGCTTTTGTATATCTTTTGGTTCTTTAGGTAGAGCGATGTTAAGATCCTGGATAGTATATATTTCCCCAATTTCTCCAGTTTTGCTAATAACCACAACGTCATGCTCAGCATTATAACCATACTTCCATTTTTTATACCTATTCATCCGCTTTATAATTTGCGGTTTTATATGATCAGTATTTATTTTATATAAAGATTGCTTGTACATTATTTAGATCTTCCTTCAGCGAAGCCTTTGAAAGCTTGTTTCTTTTCCTCTTTAGGTTTTTCTTCTAACCTTGCCTCTTCTTCTTCTAATCTAGCTAATATTTCAAAAGCATCGAATATAGCTAACTTTTTAGTAGCTGCTGCATTCTTAAGTTTGTCTGCTGACAAATCCTCTTCTGAATCAACAATAGCTTCTTTAGCTACTTTTATTAATTCCTCAACGGCTATGTGCCCAGCTTGGATTATATTCTTCTTCGTCTCCTTTGTATTCATATTTAATTACGATATCATTTGATTTCATACAATATAAACGCTTGTCTTCAAAAACAAACTCAAACTCAGAGTTAGGAAGAAACCCGATTAAATCACCAGGTAGTATTTTAGCGTCTTCTAAGGACTTGTTTCCGTATTTTAGTATACCAATAAGTTCTTTTTCTTTTTGGTTCTTTAAAACGTCTGTTTCCGCAATAGGTGATACAAAGCAATATTGCATATTAGCAATCCAAGTATCATTCCTTTTATACATATATATTTGATCCGAGTTAGCAAAAAACAAATCGTCTTTAAAAAACGTAGAACCGTTTCTTTCGAGTCCTTTAATGTCGTACCACCTTCTAAATATATTGTGATGTATTACTACTTTATCTCCAGGTCTTATATCTGTCTTTAAAGCTAAAGGTGTTGAAACAACAATAGCTTCTTTGCTAACAGATCTCCAATCCTCTACTTGAGTATTAGTAATTAAATCTTTATCACCTACTTTTACTTTATTATTATACCGATCATTTAAAGGCTTAACAATAAATTGACCAAGACTATTCATTAATACTCTAGATCGTATTCAACGGATATAGCCATGTTAGAATTAAATTTCTTCCATGGCATAGTCTCGTTGTTTTTACTTATGTAGATATTATAAGACATATCATTTTCGTCAAGCAATATAGCTTTTATCTCGTGACCTCCGTATACGGTTTGTCCCACAGAATAATGCATCGCATCACTTTTGTAATCTGATCCTATACTTATTTTTCTAACTATCTTGCTCATCTTCTATTTCCGTATATTCACCAGTCTCTAAATTAACATTAACCTTACCGTATGTGCCTTCTAAGTCTTTTTTAGTATCCTCTATTTGAGCATTGACTTGTGCAAAAGCGTGTAATAGTTCATGTTTCTTAACTTCTAGCAAACCTAAATTGTTAATAAGCTTGTCAGCGTTATTTTGCTGTGCAATAATGTTGTCTAATTCTTCTTGTTTAATTTTACTCATAATTTAGTTTAATTTAATTGTTCCTTAAGTTATAGTTACCTGTATTACAGGAATTTTAGTTTTTAGAGTTTTTATCTTTTTGGGTTAACAGATACCATTTGTTTATTGTATACCCTATGGTAACTATTAACAATGATATTTTTAGAAATGTGTCTAAACTAGTCATTGATATTCCGAGTGTAAAACTGTTAATAGTATAAATTTTTAAATCTTCTGCGGTCATGTTATGATGCGGTTATTCTCCTCCCGGAATTATGTTATTATTTAGAAGCACCTTTAACCATTCTTGTTCGTCTGTGTAGTAGTCTACCTCATCCCACGGAGTTACCATGCATTGTGAAGTCATAACTAAATCGTATGCGGTTATGTTCTTTTTATTGTCATTCCAGCATATAAACCAAGTGTTTACTGAAGGATAGTTTAATCTTGTTTCTTTTAAGTCTTTCATATTTTCCGTTATTATACAGGTCCTCCGTCTGTTATAGTCCAACCGTATCCTCCAGATGCTTTTGCAGTTTCTAAAGTTGATAAAGCCGATAAAGCTGCTGTTGTGTGTTTTGAACCTCCGAAATTAATAACAATATCAGGAGCATAATCTAAAGGGTTTGGGTACGAATTTACTAACGTCTGTGCCCATCCAATTAATGTTGCATCGTAGTTAGCAGGCGATAAGCCATCAGTATCAAACATAAAACCAATAAAATTTGTTACGTTACTTATATCCCATCCACCAAGATTTTGGTCAAAGGTTTTTTGACGCCTAATAAACCAAGCCATATTAGTAACATTACTCACATCCCAATTATAAACACCCGTTGCTCCGCTTTCTGGAGGTGTAAGTAATGTATCTATATCAAAACAGCTAGACATTTGCGTAACACCACCTGTATTCCAAGCTGAAAGATCTGAGGTTAAAGCCGTAGCGTTTCTAAAAGTTGCACCCATTGGACATCCTGCAGCAATAACAGGAGATCTAGGATCTAGGATAGTTAAATTTGTACAACCGTAAAATGATCTTGTAAACGATCTAAAAATTACAGTTCCCCATTGGTTAACGTAAAAAATTTTCTCTCTATCACCGGTGTTATTAAAATAAATTGAAGGAAATATTCCTGTTATAGCAATGCGGTGTTGACCTGGCGTAGGAAAAGTTATTGTAAGAGATGCATTCTGTCCTGACCACGTGCGTCCATCTTCTAATTCAACCTCGTAGTTGTAAAATATACCCCCGGTTTTATAAGGAATAGTAAGCGTTTCGTTAACTGCTGTTGTTCTCCACGTTGTTATAAATGCGTCAGGGGTTGAAAATGCTCCTTTATTTAAACCTCCGTAAGATGTGTTAAGTAAAGTATTCATGCCCTATTAATTTATAGCTAAAATTTCACTAGCTGTTGTTGCTGTAAGTACCGCTTTTACAACGATAGGTAAAAAAGCTCCTGAAGATACACCTTTAAAAATAACTGTTGCGTCACTTTCGTCACCAGCCATTCTAACGTGTACATCTCCACCATTTCCTACATACAAAGCAGCTTCCCCCCTAGGTACAAATGCTTCTGTAAAATTTGTGTCACTTTTTGTTACTGCTTTAGCGTCTCTTGAGATCGCTTTTGTTTCTTGTTCTAAGTTATAATACCTTCCCATTTCTATTATTTATTATTTTGTTAAATTGTTTTTCTTTTCGTATGATCTAAAACCAGCTAATCCTAACATTCCGAATAGAACTTGCATTGTAATAGTTGTATCTATAATAGGGAAAGTTGAATCCCACCCGTTTACTGTAAATATGAACCTAAGTAAAGGTTCTAATAATACTGCGTATAATAACCCAAATCCACAAACCCAACCTACAAAAGGTCTCCAGCCTGCGACAAATACAGATCTGTGAGTAGCTTCTGCTACATTAATTTTAGTTTGTACTTCTGCTAGCTTAGCTGCAATATCCAGCTGCTTATTAGGGTCTAGTTCTTTACCTTTAAGAGCCTCTCTAATATCTTTAGCTAAATCGCCTAAACCTTTTGTACCGCTACCTAATAATTTGCTTAACCAACTCATTAGCATCTCCATCTTTTAAGAGCAGCCGCTTTTCTAGTCGGTCTACCTTTTTTGTCTTTCAGAGGGCCTTTCATTCCGCTCATACGTGCACAAAAAGATTTTCTTCTAGCAGCATCTTTACTACCCGGTTTAACTTTACCTGTTACAGCTGTTTTAAGTTTACTACCAGGATTTTTTTTCCTGTACTTTTTTACTCCAGCAGCTGTCATGCCAGCACCTTCTTTTGTTGATAAA